CAGGCCAACAAGGGAGGGAATCCATTGATACACAACAGTATATTGACCAAGGCGCGTCGGCGGCTCGTGGTGGTCGTCGAGTCAGAGGATGGCATGTCCACGGTCGAATATTCCATTATCAACTTTTACAGCCCTAGATTCGTCGCACATCACGCGCTAAATAGTTTGCTATAAATGGCCTTCTTTTTGAATCAAATCAGGTCGTATGTCAAGTGCCACTGTATATTTCGTGATCCTCGCTGTTGACAGCCCTCGATTGCCGGGCTAACGTACCGGTTGTGATCGAGCCCACAACGGGGTCGACAACCGAGAGAGGAACAGTGATGACCACAAGCAGAGCCGCCGAGGCGCGCGTAAGGCGAGCCGCCAAGCGGAAGGGCCTGGCACTCGCAAAGTCCAGAACCCGGAATCCAGCTGCTCCCGACTACGGGACTTACGGAGTAGTGCGAGTTACGAACTCAAGCGGTCATTGGCGTAGCCGGGAGCTTGTTGCCGGGGATTCGCATACCGGCTGCGGGCTGAGCCTGGAGGAAGCGGCGGAATGGATCGAGGAGCTATGACCACAACCAAGAGCACCACCGTTCGGGCGACGGAGGCTCGCGTAAGGCGACTAGCTACACGAAAGGGCTACAAGCTCGCCAAGAGTCGTAACACAGCGGGGCTATACGTCCTTCTGGACGACTACCCCAGAGGCCAAGTGCACGACCCCGCAGCCGCTTTCGCGCGGGGTGAGGGCGAGACGTTAGACCGGATAGAGGCACGGCTGACGCCGATAAAAGCCTTCCGTCCGTACGCCGGTCGGCCCGAAGATGAGCAGATGCGGTGTGGTCAACTCCCGTACCTGAGCGCTCGGACCGGAACCGCGTTCCGCAAGCCCGTGCTGATCGTCCACCGGGGCCTGTGCAGTGAAGCCGACGAGCTGTACAAGCCGGTTGCGGACTTCTTAAGCCGTCATCGCCATACGGCGATAATCGGCCCCGTTCAGGTGGATAGTGACAACTACGACTTTGTGAACCCGTCAGAGTTCGCTATGTACCTACTGCTGGATTACGAGGAAGCGTCGTGGTGATGCCGATGCGTCTAGAGAATTGGTCGGCGGAAGACTTAGAAGTGTACTGCGCCGGTCCTTTTCTCACCACCGACCGGCAGACAGCCACGAAACGGTGGCTGGAAATGTCGGCGCGGGTACCCGATCCCGAGCTGGGGGGCCGGGCGCTAAGCGGTCGGGAACCGTCGAAAATCCGGTCATTAGGCGGTCAACAGGATCTATTTGACCGCTATCGGGGTATGGACCCGCTGGACTCCGAATTGCCCCAACGGGGACGGCGAAAGCTGTACGGGGGCAAGAGGGGTGGGGAGACGAACACGATGCCTCCCGGAACCTGGCACGTCGAGAGAACCTACAACGCCGAGAGATCCGAGAGCGACGACTGGCTTAAAGACGAGAAAACCGGTAAACCCGTGGGTCCGGTCGTCATCGGGGTCCGAGGATGGTCACAGGCCCCGGAGGTGTGCGCGGCCCACGGTAGGCCGGTAGCGAAAGATCGACGGAAGTACTGCTCGGATGAATGCGCCCGCGAGGGTGCCAACGCAGCGAAGCGTGCCCTCTACAAGCGCAGGTTCGGCAAGTGGCCCGCCGACGAAAGGGGTTGGTACATCCAGACGTGGCCCCCGGTGATCAAGCCCCGGTCGAAGGCTCTATCGCTTCCGCCAGGGCAGCGCCCGGAATTCGAGCCTCGGTTCCCAACTGGGATAGACGTAACGGGGAATACCTCGGTAGCGCTAGCCCTCCACGGCGACACGATCATCCCACTAGTCAGGCATGGCCAGATTGCCGCCGTAACGAGTCCGCGCCTGTTGTTCTACAGCGCGCGGTCTATCCCCAGGCCAGACGCGGGTTTAACGAGACAGTTGACCCTCAAGAACACCTATCCGAATGTGTGGAAGATCACACCTACGAATGGGCGATTAGCTTGCTAATACTGATGGGGTGTGGTAAAAGGCCTCGTCTGCGCGAACTTGGACCCCGCACGCGGCTTAGTTAACCGCTGTGCGATCCGAGCAGACCCTCTGTCGGTTCCATCCTCTCCAGAGGGTCTGTTGACCCCCACCGGGATTGTCGCATCGGCTTCGATGCCCGGTCGGGGGTCTCAAAAATTTTCCCCCACGACATACGACCTACGAAAGGCCCGCCAATGGCTCTACAGCAGTGCCCGTATGGGCACACGATCAAGACCAGTGAAGACCGGGTGCAAGGCATGTGCCGCACCTGTCGCCGCGAACGGGACCGTAAACGCCTCTCAGATCAACGCAGAGCGGCCCAAATCGTTTCCGCGATGGAAGCACTAGACCTACAGGTCGTAACTCCCGCAGGGACTTTCGGCCTTAGAGACTGGCTGGAACAACTCGTTCCGGCCTAACAGAAAAGAGAGATGATGGAAGATATCGACAATCGGTTGCAGCTGATCGACGCAACCCAATCGGATACCGGCGAGACGAGCCTCTGGTTTGCGGCTTGGGGCGATGACAGCCGGGTGGACGTTGTATACCCGCGAATCATGCAGGACACCAACGATTATCCGCTGTACCGAGAAGCGCAGGAGTTCATCGAGCGCCAAGGGTTGGTGTGGGCAGCTGCCGTCCCTTGCATCGAGCCCAGCTTCCCGCTGGAACCCGAGGAGCTGACCGTCGTCGGCATGAGCGGTTCGGAACGCGGAAACGTCATCTGGCAGGTCTACCTACACCCTCGGTTCAACGGTAGGACGCGTAGCCAGATGCCCCGGCCCCGGCCTCTGTACGCCACAGACGGCACACCGATCTATCTGGCAAGTACCAAGTAACACAACCGAATACGAGCTTTACCTAACGTCCCCAGGAGGACAACATGCATGAAGACACACCATTCGAGGAATTACCCGAGTACTGGCGGCGGGTGATCAGAAAGCTACGCCGGGAGGGCATCCAGCTCCGTATCGAGCGGAATGAATGCCGCCGACAGCTGTCCGAACTGACTGATCGCCTGCTGGCCGGTGAGTAATGAGTAAGAACCGCAAGTTCCAGTGGCTCGAAGCGTATTGCTACAACGGCGACTCATCGACTCCACGGGCGGTGATGATGACGATGTTCCATCACGCCGATGCCAACACGCTCACCTGCCACCCGACAGTCGAGAGGCTCGCGCAGGCATGCGGGCTCAGTGAGCGACAGGTTCGGAGGCAGATCGAAGCCAACGAACGTAGCGGATGGCTGACAACCGTCCGGCACGCTTCCAACACGCGGAAGACCGCTCCGATGTACGCCGAGTACGAACTGACCTTCGGTGAGCCACGGACAAATATGTCCGTGGACAGATCTGTCAACGAGTTGGAGGCAGGAGTGGATGGACATATATGTCACGAAGAAGACCCATTCGCGGACAAATATGACCATGCACTCGGACATATATGTCCGCCTAATAGATCAGTATCAATAGATCAACGGTTGATAGATCAACCGTTGGATGTGGTGGACACATCTGTCTTGGACGGACAGATATGTCCGCCCGCCGACAGCGCCCTTGGGGGCGCGCTGTCGGAGGATCATGGTCCGGCCTCGATTGAGATAGACCAGCGTTCCGCTCGGACAAATATGTCCGTTCACTCGGATGACCCGTGGGGGAATCCGGAGCCGGTGCGCGTTGTCGAACCTGAGCCCGCGCCTGTTGCGGAACCGGTACGGCCCAAGCCCGTACCGAAACCGGACTGCTGCGACAGGCTTCCGTTCTGCAGTTGCGGACTGGAGGCCACAGCCGACCCCGAGTAAAACCCCAACCCGCCGACAGGCCCCCGCCAACCACGGGGGCCTTTTTCATGCCCACACAACCAAGAGAGATGGACCAAATGACAACAGCATTCGAGCAATACCAGGAACGTCGAGCCACGTACAACGATGCCATTCGTGCACAGGGTGACTTGCCGTGGTTTGAAGACCCCACCCGGCGTCTAGCCGTCTGTAAGCGGTTGGGGCTACCCGAGGACACCGAACCGCTAGAGGTGCGCCGAGCGCTGTTTGAGCGTTCCGGCCTCGGCACAGGCCGCAATTCCAGCTACACGACCGCCGCTAATGGCTAGATGCCGCGTCCGCCACTGCGAGACGGAGGTCAACTCGGGGTGCTCCCGTCCGTTCCTGTGTGGCCCGCACTGGCAGTCGCTACCACTGGCGATGCGACGGGACTTCTCAGCCCTACGCCGCGCCGGGGAACGAACCACCCAATTCCAACTAAGGGCGCTTGACTACCTAACAGAAAGAGACCGCCAGCATGTCTGAAACACCCGTACTGCCCTCTGATACGAATTCTGAGCCACTTTCGGAGCAACCGGGTACGTCGGGTACCCCTGAACCGCTAGAGGCCCCTCAAAATCGTGAGGCGCGGTATCGCGTCGAACGGAACGAGGCGCGGGAGCAGCTGGCCGCAGCAGAGTTGCGGTTGGTCCAGCTCCAGACGCGCGAATTGCACAGGCTCGCCGGGGAAATACTGGCCGTCCCGTCAGACATCGCGCTATCGGGCAAGCCGCTGTCCGACTTCCTGACCCCCGAGGGTTGGGTCGACAAGTCGGCGGTAGAAGCCGCCGCCCGCGAAGTCGCACAGGCCCGCCCTGGCTTGGCTACGTACCAACCGGCTCACGACCCATCGCAGGGCCTAAGCGGAACCACCCAGCACACCCCGAGTTGGGACGGGTTGTTCGGTCTGGGTCGCTAACAAACTTGGCTGGTATGTCCGTGGCATAACCGGCTCTCGCCTCTGTGAGGCATTCATACAACCCCTGGTCAGTGGCCGGGGGTTTTCTCATTCCTACCGAAAGGTTAAAACCAAATGGCACTACAGCATTCGAACATAGCCGACACTTGGACTCCACCGTCATACGGGGATCTGCTCGATACCACCGTTCAGGCGAAGTCGGTAGCTTTCCGAGCCAGCCGCCCGGTCTCGACCGACCGAGTCAAGATGCACTTCCCCTTGTGGACCGGAAACCCAACCGCTGGTTGGTATGACGAGTTGGAAGAGATCGCCCTTACCGATGGTGCGACCAACGAAGTAATCATCACCCCTGACAAGGTGGCTGCTCTGTCCCGTGTTTCCAACGAGGCCGCAGACGACACCCACCCGGCTATCTCGGAAGCGATCGGCGCTGGCATCTCTGATGACATCGCCCAGAAGATCGATATTGCGTGGCTTGCTAACACCACGGCCAAGGCCAACAACGGTCTGTTGTCTATCGCCTACTCAACGGTCGATACCGGGGCCTCGCTTACCAATCTGGACCCGTTTATCGATGCGCGGTTCAAGGCAAATGCGGTTGGCGCACAGCTGACTTCGTGGGTTATGCACCCGGATACCGCCAACACTCTCACCAAGCTCAAGAAGTTGACATCTGGGTCTAACGAGGCGTTGTTGTCGTTTGTCGATGACGGAATTCTGATTGCAGGACTGCCGGTTCTGCTGAGCCCGCATGTGGACGCCGCGACTTTTGCATGGGGTATCCCCAAGCAGCGTGTTGTGACCGTGATTCGTAAGGGAACCGAGGTGGCCCTAAGCCGCGACGCCGGGTTCTCTTCTGACTCCGCGTACATCCGGGGTGTCGCCCGTGTCGGGTTCGGGTTCCTTCACCCGGCTTCGGTCGTACGTCTTTACGACGCTGCCTAATTCGACTTCCCGAAGGGGACTGGTTGCCCGCCGCCAGTTCCCCGAGGGAACACCCCTCACCCTCAAAGGAGGTGAAACATGGCAGCTGCCAGAGAAGTGGGGCGCATCAGCGTACGCGTTCTCCCCGACACAGACGGCTTCCGCCGAGATCTAAAGAGACAACTTGAGGCAATTACCAAAGGCATAGAAGCCAAGGTAAACGTTGTTCCCGATCTAAATGGTTTCCGGCAGAAGGTAAACGCGTCCGTCAAGGGGATGAGGACTGAAGTAGCCGTCGTCCCCGACGTAAAAACATTCCGTGGGCATATCAAGGAGATGTTCGCCAACACCGGGGGCGGGTCCTTTCGCGGAATTGGGCCATTCGCAGATACATTGGCGCTAGTAGCAGCTGTAGCTGCTGTAGTCGCACCGGCTCTTGCATTGGTGTCGGGCGCGCTGATCGCTCTGCCAGCGGCAATCACAGCTGCGGTAGTGCCGATCGGCGCATTGGCCCTCGGGATGGACGGGATCAAGAAGGCGGCTGGCAGCCTAGTCGCGCCTCTCGAGTCTCTTAAGAAGACACTTAGCGGAACGTTTGAGACACGGCTAACACCTGTGTTCAAACAACTAGCGTCAATCTTCCCATCGCTGGAAAAGTCCATGCCGACAGTCGCTAACGGTTTGTCCGACATGGCGAAAGCGTTTGTAGACACGGTGACTTCCGGCCCCGGTATGGAAAAGATCAACAACACCATACGGAATATCGGGAACGCACTTACTCTGGCGTCTCCAGGTATCGCGTCGTTCACAGACGGCATGTTGGGGATGGTAGAGCGGGTTTCGCAGAAGTTCCCGGCTGTATCTGAGTGGTTCAACCAGGTCGGGCAGTCGTTTTCTGACTGGGTGTCCAAGGCGTCGAGCAACGGCCAGCTGGACACGGCAATGTCCAATTTCGGGAAGACCATCAAGGAAGTCCTGGGCCTCGTAGGCGATCTGGCTAGCAAGGGCTTTGAGTTCTTGTCTGACCCGGAGTTCGGCGCGAAGATGGAGAAGTTCGTCCAGAATGCGCGAAAGCTGACTGACGAAGTACTCCCGACGCTGAAGACGGTCTTTGAGGACATCTCAGGTGCTCTGGACGATCTAGTAACGGTCATCCAGAAGGTTAACGACGCTTTCAAGCAGCCAACGCCCGAAGAGGCGAAGAAGCAGTCGCAAGACCGTCTTACCAAACCCACGGGTGAATCGACTCTTCCGGCATGGGCTGACCCGCAGGGTTGGGGTATTGCACTGCGCCAGAAGCTTGGCGAAATATGGGGCCAAGTCCGCACGCAGGTGGCGAACGTCATCACCGAGATTGTAGGTAAGTTCGCCCAGGTACCATCTGCGCTAGGGTCTGCGTGGTCTTCCATTGTGGGCATAGCGCAAAGCGCTTGGAACGGAGTAGTTCAAGCCGTCACGAGCGCGGTGTCCGGTGTTGTCAACACAGTGATTAGCGTTGGTGGCCAGATTCTTACCGAGGTAGGTTCGTGGCCGGGGAAGATTCAATCGTTCTTCTCTGATGCGATCAACTGGCTTGTAGATGCTGGCCGGAACGTCGTTCAAGGTCTGATCAACGGTATCTCCGGGATGATCGACTCTGCCGTTGCCAAGGCCCGCGAGATGGCACAACGAGTCAAGGACGCTGTTACCGGCTTCCTCGGAATCCATTCTCCGTCAACGGTTATGGCAGACATCGGTGGATTCATCGGCCAGGGTCTGATCGACGGCTTGAAGTCGAAGCAAGGCGAGATTGAGAAGACCGCGCAGGGTATCGGTCAGAGCGTCAAGGACGCGTTTGACTGGAGCGGCTACGAACAACGTGGTATCGACGCCGGGTTCGCGTTCGCCGGGGCCAACGCCGATCAATTCATGTCCGACTTGGGTATTAGCGGTAAGGGTCTGTTGTCGCAGCTTGGAGAGCAGGGTTTGAAGTTCGGTATGGATTTCGCGGGCAAGGCGCTCACACAGAACTTCTACACGTCCAACGTGGACGACACGATCGCCGTCAAGAACAACCAGCTGAACAAGCAGGCACTAGGTGTAGTCGGCAAGAGCGGATAGGTGGTTGGGGGCCGGGTATTTAACGGCCCCCTCCCGTCTTTTAGAGAGGTGGAATCATAAACGTATGCAGCCGTGAGGGATGTAGGCGCAGAGCCAGAACCCCTAAGCCTGATGGCACGGACACCGAGCGTCAATATTGCTCGGCACTATGCCGGAACGTCGACTACCGGACTATCCGGGTACAGAGGATCTGCGCAGCCTTTAGGGGCGAACACAAGTACGTATCGGAACTCTGGGTTACCGCAGTCGAGCTGAGCGACAAGCTGACTGAGCTAGACCAGTTGGAACGTAAGGTATCTCAGTTCGCAGAACGTGAACGGGGTATTACCCGAGAGCAGTGGCGACAGATATGCACACTGCCGTGATGCTCCCCCCAAACCAACAGAAGGGCGTTTCGTAATGGCCGTGTACTCGGGAAGCCTTGGTCTGCAAGGCGTCTATCTGGGTTCGACACCTGTTCAGAAGATCTACCTAGGAACTACCGAGATCTGGTCGGGTGCATCACCTGTGCAGTTCGTTGGTGCGAACGCCAGTGGAACCACGTCCGTGCCGATACCGACACACCAGGTTGGCGATCTAATTGTGTTGTGCCCAGTCAACGACTACGCCACCCAAGCTCCCACCAAACCGTCAGCGAGTGGGACGGTTCCGAACTGGACCTACATAGACAACACCGATGGGTCGGGTATTGCGACCGCGTGGTTCAAAGCCACAGCCACTAACACAACCTCGGGTACGTGGACGAACACAAGCCGTATGATCGCAGTCGTTTTGCGTGGGCAGAACGCCACTACACCGATCGGCGGGCATGCCTCTCAGCGCGGTACCTCGAGTGGTCCGTCAACGGCCCCAGCGATCACGCTGGACCACACAGACGGATCGTCGGTGCTGTTGTACTTCCACGCCCACAGCACCCTGAATAGCACGGTATGGGACGCGGCCCCAACGGGTTACACCCGCCGTGCCGCGTCCGGCACTGGGTTTCAGCCGGGGCAAGTCCTCAACACAAAGGACTCGACTACTTCGGATGGGTCTGTCTCACAGACAGGTGGGCAGAACTTCAGTAACTACACAGCTGCCACTGTTGAGATTCGGAACTAACGTTTAGCGGTAGTTCTCAGAACTCACGCGGTAGACCGTTCCGGTATCGGGATCGGTCCAGTTGCATGGCATCCCGTCTGTGTTCCCATCCTCGTACTCACATGCGGATAGCGGCTGTGCGTCTGCGTGTGGGTGCGTGGTGGGTACCACGTACACACCTAGGGCCACCGTGAGGGTGGACAACGTAGCGAGTGTGAATCTGACTGCGGTGGTGGACATGTCACTCAGTGTACATCGAACACCGCAGTGGCACAACGACTCTGGCAAACCCTGGGGGTGCACCCCTTCCCCCGGTCACCCCGATCGGGCGGTAATCCGGAGGAGCCATCGTGCGAAAGTTCAATTACCTAATTTTTCAACAAATCCGCTGCTCAGGGGCGGTTGAGCCCCGAAAACTAGCGGTGGAAAGTGCATCTAAATGACAACCCCGAAAGTCCGAATGCCAAAGGGGCTGGACTACCAGGGCAAAAAGCTCTGGACAGAGATAACACAGATCTATGACCTCTCGGCAGCGCCCCACAAGCGCCGAATCCTTTACGACGCATGCGCTACGGCAGACCTAATCGACAAGTTGGACAAAGGGATGACCGGCCAGCCGATGACCGTCAAAGGATCAACGGGGCAGGTGGTCATTCACCCCCTTGTAGCCCAAGCGGAGAACGCGCGGGAAGCCCTTGCCCGCCAGCTATCCCGACTCAACTTCGCAGAACCAGAAGAGGACGACTATGAAACTCGCTAAGACCCGCAGACACCAGGCCAATAGGCCCTCTGCTGCCACGCTGCCAGACGAACTAAGATCGTTCGACAACTGGTTGTACCCCAACGGTTTACACGATTATATGGCAGCTCTGAGCCAATCGCTAGACCGCGCCGACCGGTTGACGCCGATCATGAATGCCGCTGGATTGTCGGCTGCCGAATGGTTCCGAAGGATGCTGACACGATGACCTACGCCGAACCCTCGGACGTGTCGGGGCGTCTTGGCCGTTCGTTGGACGCCTCGGAATCAACGATGGTCGCCACCCGCCTTGCGGATGCTGAACGGCTGATCAAAGCACGCATTCCTGACCTAGACGCGCAGATCGTCGCGGAGACAATCGACGTCGAGATTGTCAAGATGATCGAGGCGAACGCCGTCGTTCGACTGGTGCGAAACCCCAACGCCTACACCGGGGAAACAGACGGAAACTACTCGTACCAGATCAACTGGAAGACGGCCACGGGCGAGCTGGAAATACTCGACAACGAGTGGGCGCTACTCGGTATCTCACAGGCGATGTTCGTCATCGCACCTCTGTTGCCGCCGTGGCTCACAGAACCGCCGTTCGACAGCTACCTGGACTACTTTTCCAGAACCGGCTAG